GGTCTGACGCGAAAGCGTCACCCCCCGTTGCTTAAAAATGGTGCGGGCGGTGCGGTACTCCCCAATTAAAAATTTCGACTAAATTGGGTCGTACCTGTACCATATGTCCGTATTTACTAACTATTTATGTGACGTTAGTCACAATAGTCGGAAATCGACTATTTTTCCTGCCTTATATATAGTAGGGGAGTAAAACGACCTAGCCTTAGTTTTACGACCCGTACAGCTCGCTACGCTGACGCTACGCGAGGACCCTATGTCCGAGCCTGACTTACCCCTCACTTCGCTGTGGCTCGCTCGGGCGCTAAAGCCACCGTGAGGTGGCAAGCGCACCTCTTTTAGTAGGGATAGTTCTATCTACTGGACTAGATATATTCCTTCCCCAATGAATGTCACCACAATGGTGACCGTATCACGGGCGATTTTTAAGGAGTACACAGTGGGAGAATCTAGCGCTGATATAGCCAAGCGCGTCATCCTTCGATGTGTAGGTGAAGGGATGATTGTAGAAGATGCCTGCAAGCAAGCCGGCAAATCTCTCAAGACCTACGAGTACTACCGTAGATCAGATAAGGTCTTTGCAGATAAGGTAGACAGAACTAGGCTAGGCCTAAAGGATAAATCATTTGCATCTGGCGATGTCCACGACCTATCGTTTGCAGAATTTAGAAGTAAGTTTCTCCACCAGCGCACCTTCTCTCATCAGCAAAACCTCGTTGATGTTATAGAAGGCAGAGACCCAGGCTGGCTTCATCCCTCGATGAAGTACGAAAAGGGTCTATCAGATAACCGCATCCTTATTAACATTCCACCTAACCACGCCAAGTCAATCACCATCACGGTAGATTACGTCACGTGGAAGGTGGCACAGAATCCTAACTTTAGAGTTCTGATAGTTTCCCAAACTCAGCGGCTGGCAGCAGACTTCCTTTACGCTATCAAGCAGCGATTAACGCATCCCACATACGAAGAATTACAGCAGGCATATGCCGCTGGGGTTGGGTTTAATTCTAAGACCGCCTCTTGGCAGGCAACCCGTATCACCTTTGGTGATGAACTTCGTGAATCCTCTGAGAAGGATCCTAATATTGAAGCCGTAGGTATCGGCGGTCAGATTTACGGTAAACGCGCAGATATGATTATCATAGATGACGCTGTTACCCTAGCCAATGCTAATGACTTTGAACGTCAGATTAAGTGGTTAACGCAGGATGTTCGCTCTCGTCTTAACCCCACCGGTAAACTCGTTGTCATAGGTACGCGAGTTGCTGCGGTAGATTTATATAAAGAACTACGTAACCCTGATAGATACCCAGGCGGTCTAGTGCCTTGGACATATCTGGCAATGCCAGCTCTATTGGAATCTAGCGAAGATCCTGATAAGTGGGTTACTCTATGGCCTCAATCAGATCAGCCCTTTGATGGGCAGTTAGAATCTGATAAAGACCCTGAGAATGGTTTATATCCTAGATGGAATGGGCGCAACTTATATAACGAGCGCCAATCTATGGATGCTTCAACCTGGGCTTTGATTTATCAACAGCAAGATATTTCAGATGATGCTGTCTTTGACCCGGTATGTGTCAGAGGCTCTATTGATGGAATGAGAAAAGCTGGCCCGCTAACGCCAGGCTTTCCAGGTCATCCAAAAGATTTACACGGCTTTACTGTTATCTGCGGGCTAGATCCTGCAATGGTTGGCGATACCGCAGCTATCTGTTATGCGATAGATCGTACCGGTCATAAGCGCTACATCGTAGATGCTATTAAGATAAGCCGGCCAACGCCAGCAATGATTCGAGATTTAATCTTTAACTGGACTTCTATCTATGGTCCTAGTGAATGGATAGTTGAGCGCAACGCGTTTCAATCCTTCTTAACGCAAGATGAAGGAATCAGATCTCATTTATCTACTCGTGGTGTCATATTACGTGAACACCATACGGGCAATAACAAATGGGACGCAGGATTCGGTGTGGCTTCTATGTCAACCTTGTTTGGCACAAAGCAACAAGATGGCAAGCATCACCGAGACAACTTAATACACCTACCATCGGATCAAACCGAAAACGTCAAAGCTCTTATTGAGCAGTTGATTACCTGGTCGCCTACGACCAAAGGTAAGACCGATATGGTGATGGCTTTATGGTTCTGTGAGATTAGAGCCAGAGAGATGCTTTCATATGGTCAATATGCACGGCATCACCTGAGGAATCCATTTCTTTCTAAAGCAGAACAACAAAAGCGAGTTGTCATCAACATTGATGAGATGCTTGCAGCAGAAAACAAATACTTCGTATAGGAGACATATAATGGCAATAACCCCAGGCTATAAGACAAACGCCGAAGGCGAAGAAGAATATTTTGATAAGGGTGCAGTAAAGACAGTTCAATACAACCCAGTAGTAGATGCTCGTTATCAAGCAGCTAAAGCTGAAGTTGAAAAGAATGACAAGGTTGAATGGCCAACCAAAGTTAACGGCATTACAACCGGTTACTAATTAAGGAACTCCATTGTTAAACATTAAAGAGATTACTGCAAAGGTATCTCGCTTACAAACTCGTTACGCACAGCGTGATGGTCGTATGCGCGATGTTCTTTCAGCGCGTCAAGGAGACATCTCCAAGGTTTATCCTTCGATGTTCTCTGAGGAATATCCAAAGCCACTTGTGGCTAATATGATTGACGTTGCTGCTCGTGATCTCGCTGAAGCGATGGCACCACTTCCATCCTTTAACTGCTCTGCATCTAATATGGTTTCTGATACTGCTCGTAAAGCAGCAGATATGCGAGCACGTATTGCTAACTACTATGTAGACCGCAGTCAACTTCAAGTTCAGATGTACACCGGCGCTGACTGGTATAACACCTACGGTATGCTCATTGGTCGAGTTGATTTAGACTATGAAGGCAATGAGCCAACAATGTCTCTTATCAACCCATTCGGTGCTTATCCAGAGATTGACCGTTTCGGTCGTTGCTTATCGTTAGTACAAATCGTTGGTATGGATGCTCAACAATTAGCATCACAATATCCAGAGTATGCAGACCAGATTCTCAATAAGAATCTCTACACACCAGGCTCTCCATATCTTTCGTTGGTTCGCTACCACGATAAAGACCAAGATGTTATCTATGTACCAGAGCGTAAAGATTTAGTTCTTGCTCGTACACCAAACCCTGTTAAGGAATGTTTGGTTAAGGTTGCAATGCGACCAACTATTGACGGTGAAGCACGTGGCCAGTTTGATGATATTCTCGCCGTGCAACTTGCTCGCGCTCGCTTTGCAGTTCTTCAGATTCAAGCAGCAGAAAAATCTATCCAAGCACCTATTGCTATTCCACAAGATGTGCAAGAACTTGCTTTGGGTCCAGATTCAATTATGCGTTCTGCTAACCCACAAGCAATCCGCCGTGTTCCACTAGAACTTCCAGCAGGTGTCTTTACTGAATCTGGCGTTTTAGAGCGTGAACTTCGTATCGGTGCTCGTTATCCTGAATCTCGTTCAGGTAACCTTGACGCATCTGTTGTTACAGGTCGCGGTGTTCAAGCACTTCAAGCTGGCTTTGACTCACAGATTAAAGCAGCTCAATCACAATTTGCTTTGCTCTTTACTGATCTTATCTCAATGTGCTTTAAGGTAGATGAGAAAATCTTTGGTAACACCGTCAAGGAAATTCGTGGACTTGATGATGGTATGCCATTTACAATGAAGTACGTTCCATCTAAAGCAATCAATGGCGATTACACCGTTGATGTTCGCTACGGCATTATGTCTGGTATGAATCCAAACAATGCTATCGTGGCTTTGCTTCAGATGCGTAGCGATAAACTTGTCTCACGTGATTATGTACGTCGTGAGATTCCAGTTGAAATCAACGTCAGCCAAGAAGAACAAAAGGTTGATATTGAAGAGATGCGTGATGCGCTTCGCATAGCTGTAGCGCAGACTGCTCAAGCAATTCCAACATTTGTCGCGCAAGGTCAAGACCCAACACGAATCATTAACGGTCTTGCTGAAATGATTAAAGGACGACAAAAAGGTTTACAAATCGAAAGCATTGTGGAGAAAGCGTTTGCGCCTGAACCACAACCGCAGGCACCTCAAATGCCTCAGCCTCCAGTAGCAGGTGCGGCCCCCGCTCCTGCCTCGCAGCCAACTCCAGTACAACCTGGCGGTGCGGCCCCTGCTCCTGGTCGTCCAGATATTGCATCACTGCTCGCCTCAATCGGCGGCGCGGCATAAATAGAAGGAGGTGCATATGAAAAAGGGAACACACGCAGCAGCCCCAATGTCCAAGCCAGTTGAGGGATCAAAGGCTGGAGACAAAGTTACCGGCGGAAAGGTTTATCAACCATTCGCTGGAGCTGCTAAGCCAGGCAAGAAAGTAAAAAAGGGATAATAAATTTATATTAGCAAGGAGTACTGGCGTGGATGATAAAGATTATGTTCCACGACCAGTACGCCTCGCTGACTTCTTAGTTATCTTTGTAGGATTCTTTCATAACATCGCACAAGTATTTGAAGTATTATTCGCAGACTTTTTAGAATTAAGTGTTTATCACGCAAATAGAAAAACTAAAGTATCCAGAGCGTGGGAACAATTTCAATCAGATTTAGAAACAATTCAGGAGGAAACAGATGGCACTACAGGATTCAACTAATCCGCTTGCCGGCGTTTCAGGTCCTGGACCATTCTCAAAGAGAGTGGACTTAGAATATCAATCGCCAGAATACGGCGCAGGTGTTGCATATGATGCTAACAAAAGCGCAGCACCGTTAGAGAAAGCTGCTAAAACTCCAGCAGCTACGCCAACTCAAATTCAGCAAGCAGCAGCTTCTATGGCAGAAAGTGGTTCAGGTCTTTATGACCCAACACCACACACAAATCGTCCAATTACTACTGGTGTTGACATTGGAGAAGGCCCTGGATCAGAAGCGCTTCTAATGCGTAAATCTTCCGAAAAAACTTCCGACGTACTAGCAAAGTTGCTTCCATTTGATACAACCGGTGAAATTGCAATCCTGTATCAAGAGGCACTTGCGCGAGGTAACTAATGCCAGATAATTTGAAAGCTGCTGCATTAGCGGCGCAATTATCACCTACTGAGCAAAAGAAGATTGATGACTTTAATAAAGCGCTACAAGCACATAAGGAACTTTCCAATCTTCCACAAAATGTAGCTCAACAGGCGTATCAAAAATTAACACCAGGTCAACAAACAAACCTTGTACAGAACTTTGGTAACGAAGATCCTGCTGTCAAGCAAAAGCGAGGCTGGCTTGGTACTGCGTGGCACTATACAGGTGGCGCAGTTGCTAACGCTATTGGTTATACTGGCAGTCACATTCTTGCTGGTTTAGGCAACGTTTCAGATTTTTCTACTCGCGTTGCACGTACAGTTCAAATCGCTGGAGACCAAGGTGTTGATGTTGGAACAGCGTGGACAATTGCTAACGATAAAGGCGATAAAGTATTCTCGCCAAATCGCATCAATGATGCAAAAGCAAAGTTTGGTAATGACGCTGTAGATATAGCGATGAGAATTGCTTCTGGCGAAGATCCTGCCGTTATTAAAAAATCGGCAACTCCAGAGCAAATTAAATATTTAATGTTGGCAGACCCAACAAATACTGTCATTCCAGGGTTAACTTCTCCTGAAGAGATTAAAGCAGCGCGTGGCTTATTTCAAGATACACTCGATGCAGTTCAGGCTTCTAAGTATTCACCTGGTCGTTGGGTTGCAAACCTTGTTCTCCCAGCAGACCTTGAAGGTTCTGGTCTTTTTTACAAGCCAATCTCTGGCGCGGTAGATGCAGCATATCGAGTATTGGCAGACCCACTACTTATCGCTGGTAAAACAAAGCGTCTTTATGATGTATCTAAGTATGCGTTAGATGTTGTTATTGGCGCTGGTAAGGTAGATGAAGTATTTGCCAAGCCATCTGTTGTTAGTTTCTTTGACCAATACGGCGCAAAACTTCAAGAACTTACCAAGGCTCAAGAAGCAAGAAACCCAGTAGCAATTGCTAAGGCTAAAAATGAACTTGGCATACTTGCTCCTGAATTTGGTCCAGCAGTTATCAAGGCTTTTCAAAAAGCTGAGATTCCAGTAACGGATGCTCTTACCGCCAAAGCATTTTTTGGTAATGCAAAAGATGTAGCAGAGATTATCGCTGGAAACACCACTCGCTACCGAACCATTATTCCTCGTATGGATCCATTACGTAAGTTACGAGTAAACGCTGCCACCACTGGCAATAAGATATTTGATGTATTCAAAGACGGCGCTAAATTTACTAATGACTATTTTTATGGTCAGGCTCCTACTACGGATGGTATTGCTGAAGCAATTATCAACGGTCAAAAAGCAATTGTAGAAAATGTAACCAAGAATACCAGTTTTAAAGGTATTGCTAGATTTTCTACTAATTATATTATGCACAAGATTGACCGCGTAAAGGCTTCATTCACGTACGCTCCACTATTTAAAAATGATGTGTTTGATGTGATGGAACCAGATGCTGCTGATAAAATCTATCGCATCGCAGTAATGGTTCTTCCTACTAAAAATGCTCGACTATTGTCTGAAGCGTTTGATAACATTGACGACGTAGGTAAGCGTAAAGATGTTTACTACGGTTTATGGAAAACCATCACCGAAGTTCGCGGTATGAATACCACGTTGCCAGGTCAGGCGTTAGTACGAACAATGCTTGGCAAAGGAAACGTTAGACACGGTTTAACGGATGAATTTGCCGACAAAGGTGCAATTCCTTCAGACTTCAATAACTTTGTATCTGTTCCAACAATTCAAGATTTGGACGCTGCGGCAGCTCGCAACGGCTGGATTCAAAAAGTAATTGGTATTGCTAATAGCGACTTTGCAAGCAACGTAACCAGCGCTTGGTCATTTTTAACTCTTGCTGGCCCACGTTATGCAGTACGTAACGCATCAGAAGATTTAATGGTTAACCTTGCTATAGGTGAATCTCCTTGGGGAATTGCCAAAAGCCGTATGCTTTCTACCCGCCTCAATACAGTCTATTCAGCAATGAATGAAGGTAAGGGTTTAGCAGGAAAAGCCGAAGATCCACTAGGCGCTGTAATGCGTTTGGTTAATAAAAATGACGTAACAAAATACGAAGAAGAAATTGTTGGCCTTAATAAGAAAATCAAAGACGGCCGTTCTGAAGTTGCTAAACTTAAATCAACACTTAAAACAACAAAAGACCCTGTTGCTGCTCAAGATATTAAGAATAAAATTAACGATATCGAAAAAGGCATCAAGGGTGGAGTTGTCGGTCAGACTCGACAAATCCTCGCTCGTGCCTTAACCGAAGGTAAGTTAAACCGCTTTAGAGCAAAACTTGGACTCAAGCCTGTTAATCAGGAAGATGCTGAACTTTTAGCAGAACAGATTATCTATGGAAATATTGATAACGTTCTTGCTGATGTTTCTGAAGGTGGATTCAACTTTGCCACAGGCAATGACTACATTTCATCAGCACGTAACCTTGTTCGTAGTTTAGGTGTTCGCACACACAATCTAACGATTGACCAAGCTGGCGCTGCTCGATATGTAAAGAAAGCCGGCGAGCGCGGATATAAGGTCCAAGCAGTATCACCAGATGATGAAGCCTCGATGGTTACTTGGTTGATGCGTATTGGTTACTATGCCAATGATAAACTTGGCGCTATCGCTATTGCTAATATGGGTTCAAAGGCACAAGATGAAACACGTGCTATTCGTGAAATGCTTGATTGGGTAAACAATACCAAGCAAGGTCAAAAGTTCTTATCTGATGCACGACTTCAGAATGATATGGACGCTCGCGGTATTGTTCAGATTGCCTATAACCGAGCAAAAGAACTCTTCCTTAAAGAGGATGCTAAAACTCTTAACGTTGATCTTCTCAACAAGATTCGTGCTTTTGATGAAGAGTCTGGCAAATACGTTGTCAGTGGAAAACTCTCACTAGATGACCTACCAACTGACCCAACAGAAGTACCACGAAATGTCGTTGGACCAACGCTTGTACCAGCGGTAGAACCAGGACAATACGCTCAGAATTTAATGACAAATGGCTGGACGTGGCTTGGTATGGCTAACGCTCGTATGTCTCGTCAGCCTATGGTGCTTGAAGAGATGATTCGTATGCGTAAGCAAATGCGCGACACTGGATTTGAAGCTAAGTGGATTGAGTCATATACAAAGAATATTGACCCAAATGAAGCAACAAAGATTGCCGCTGCTACGCGTAAGGCTAAACAAGATTTAGCAACCGTTGTAGAAGAGCGAGCAGTGGGTATGGTTACCTCGTATGTAGATAACCCACTGGTAAGAACGCAAATTGCTTTTGCTTCACGTAACTTTGCTCGTTTCTATCGCGCAACTGAGGACTTCTATCGCCGTCTGTACCGTATCGTTCGGTATAACCCACAGGCAGTAGTTAAAGCAGCTCTTACTTATGAAGGAATTACCCACTCTGGCTTTGTCCAAAAGGACGATCAGGGTCAAGATTACTTTATCTACCCAGGAATTGCTCCGGTATACAACGCAGTTCAAAACACATTAGAGCGTTTAGGTATTAAGCAAGAGTTTAAGGTTCCATTCCCTGTGCAATTTGGCGCACAGTTGAAGATGATTACTCCATCTTTGAACCCAGACTCACTAGTGCCTACGTTTTCAGGTCCAGTTGCTGGTCTTTCCATACAGACTTTATCAAGTTTGGTAAATATTTGGAATCCAGGCGCAGCAGATACTATCCAAGGCTACACAATGGGTAAGTATGCGGTCAATCAACCGTTCTTATCTGCTGTTTTACCAGCACATATCAACCGTTTGTACGCGGCAATGAACCAAGATGACAGAAACTCACAGTATGCCAGCGCATATCGCAAGGCAGTTACCTATCTTGAGGCTTCAGGTCACGGACTTCCAAAGAAATACGATAAAGATGGAACGCTTTTAGCGCCTTCAGCGCAAGAGATGGAAGCGTATCGCTTAGCGGTTAAGAATACTACGCTAACTATCCTTGGTATGCGTTTTGTGTTTGGCTTCTTTGCGCCAGCAACACCGCAGGTGGCACTAAAGAGTGATATGGCTCAATGGATTTCAGATAATGGACGAGCAAACTTTAAGCAGGCTTTTAATAAGTTGCTTGACCAGTATCCAGGTGACTATGACGCAGCAATGGCTAAGTGGGTAGAACTGTTTCCTAATCAGATTGCCTTTACTATTCCAGAATCAGAGCGCAAATCACTTGCACCACTTCGATACTCTGAAGAAGCAGGGTACTTTGTTGACCAGAATAAAGACCTGTTTAAGGCTTTTCCTAAAGCGGCAGGATTCTTGATTCCTCACAAGTCAGGATTCTCTTGGGACGCATACAAGACTTTTAAAGATGAAGGTCTAACTCAAAACAAGCGTGTTGATGATTACCTCCGTGAGGTACAAACAGCATCAGATTTGCAGCAGTATTACTCTCGCAAAGATCAATACGAAGCAGACCTTACTCGTGCATTTTCTCCATTTGAAAAGACTCAGATTCGTCAGAAGTTTGACGAGTGGAAAAAGGTATTCTTTGCAGGTCGTCCATTAGTTCAAGAAGAACTGTCTCAAGGAAGCCAAAAGGCTATTGACCGCCTACGTACTCTTGATGAATTGGGAAATATGCTCAGTCAGAACCTTGGTGTTCGTCCAAAGACTGAAGCAATTCTCAAGCAGATGTATGACGCATACAGTAACTATCAAAAACAAAAAGACCAACTAGACCAATTTGGAGGTTCAACAATTATGGTTGACTCTCTAAAGAACAGCACTATTGCTAAGTTGAGAGAGTTGTCAAACTACAATGAAAACACTAAAGCTGCCTATGATGTTCTCTTCTCGAGACTTCCTGGTATTGGAGGTTAGTCGTGGCTAGAACCGTAGAACAAATTCAGGCAGAATTAGACAAGGTTACTGCTGAAAATAAAAAGAATTACGAAGCACTCAAAGGCACCGCACAGGTTGTTGGTGGAGTTTATAAAGCTGGTGGAATCGAACAGCAATATGAAACTGCCGTAAACAGCGGAGATACTAAGACAGCAAATAAATTAAAGTCCCAGTATCTAGCAGCGCAAAAGGCTTACAAAGAATCTCAGGATAAGAAGAACGCATTAACTAAAGAACTTCAAGATGCTCAGAAATCTCAGTCATCCCAGAAAGTAGCTGGTGCTAAATCAAAGGCTGCCGCTAGTGTTTATAACAAGGCACTTGAGGATTTGTCCAAAGCTGAAGCAAGAATGAGTGGATATAACGGAACAGAAAACTATGTTGCCGCATATCAAAAAGCACAACAGGCATTTGATGATGCTAAAGCGGCTGGTATTGCTGTGCCTAAGCCATTGCCAGCACAACTTGCCCCAGTCCCTCCAGTCATCAAACAAACTGCTGGCGGTACAGGCGGTACGGGTGGTACGCAACCTGAAGTATTAGACCTTGCTTCATATTTCAATACTCTTGCAGACCCAAAACAAAAAGCAAATCTTATCGAGTTCCAGAATTTTCTTATCAAAAACTGGGGCTATAAGGGTAAGGCTGATGGTAAATATACCCTACAGTTTCAGTCTGCTCTAGCCGATGTAGCAAATAATAGGTCACAACTTCCAGCAAGTTTGCAAGGAAATGATTTTAGAACATTTTTAAAAGATCAAAATAAAAACATATTTTCTGGAACATCAGGAACCGGTACTAAATATACACCAACCGCAACTGTATACACAAAAGATGAAGCAGCAAGTGTTATCCAAAACACTTACAACGCTCTCTTAAAAAGAGATGCTACAGCAAAAGAAATCAATGATGCTTACGCTAAAATCAACGCTGCTCAAAAAGACCCAAAGAACGCTGTGCGTCAAGCTCTTAATAAATCTGGAGTTCTTGAGACTACTGGCGGAGTTAACGTTACTCAGTTGGTTGAAGATATTATTCGCGGTGGGGCTGAATACAAAGGGTCAAAACAATCAGCAATAGATGCTGCTAGAACTACCCTTAATAAGACAGCCATTGCTAACGGCTTAGATCTCACAAAAAACTTTGGCACAGCCGCAGATGAATGGGCTAAGCGAATTGCTAATGGAGAAGATGCTTCGGTATTTACCAACCTTATTCGTCAAACAGCAAAGGTCGGTATGCCAGATAATGTTGCCAAACTACTTGACCAAGGCGTTGACTTAGAAACAATCTATGCTCCATACAAGAACGTAATGCAGTCAGTTCTTGAGGTGCCAGCAAATACTCTTAACCTTACTGACCCAGCACTAAGAGGCGCTTTAAGTGGAGAAAAGCCAATGACTATTTTTGATTTTGAAAATTCATTACGCAAAGACTCTCGTTGGCAATATACAAAAAATGCTCACGATACGGTAACTAACGCAGTGCAAAACGTACTTAAAGACTTTGGATTCGTGGGGTAACGATGGCTACTAATAAAATGGGAGCAGTAAGTCGCGGAGAATACGCAGACATTTATCCTTCTACTGCAATACAACCGCCAGTAGCAGAAGATATTTACCAGCCATACGTATCCCCAGATGTTCCAATGGGTAGCGATGAAGCAGTAGCGGCAGCAGAAGCAGCAGCGGCTGAGGCTGAAAATCAAGCAGCAATTATGGACGAAATGGGTTTACGCCGATACGTCAATCAATACGCGCCAAGTAAGTACACGATAAAAGACAAAAATGCTGTATTGCCAGCTTCGGAACAAATGGCAGCAAGTGGTCAAAATATCGGCGCAGGAACTGGCGCTGGTGGAACTTACAAGGCATCCGATGGAACTCTTTTTACTAACTACTCAGATTACTTGTATTATCAAGATGGCTTAGATAAGAAGATTCAAAGCAGAAAATCTGCATACGATGTATTGTTTCAGCAGTTCTCTCAATGGGGTCTGGGTTCTATTGTTGAACCACTCAAGGCTATTATTGAAGATACCACTATTGACCCATCGTTATATTCTTTCTATCTAGCAAATGATCCTAAATACAACAAGGCATACAAGCAACGCTTTTCTGCTAATGATGCACGTATTGCTAAAGGTCTAAAACCACTAGACCCAGCAACATATCTTAAAATGGAAGATGCTTACCAAACAGTTATGCGTAACTATGGACTTCCAGAATCTTATTGGAAAGTTGGCGAGTTAGGAAAGCAAGAAGGTTTTGATAAACTTATTGCTAATAACGTTGACCCAACAGTTCTTGAAGATAGAATCCTTAACGCACAAAACCGTGTGCTTAACGCAAATCCAGAAGTGCTTCAGGCTCTTAAAAACTTTTATCCAGACATTAAGAACGGCGACATTCTTGCCTACGTTCTTGACCCAGATAATGCCATTACTAATATCAAGAAGAAGATTAGCGCAGCAGAAATCGGTGGCGCAGCAATGGCTGCTGGCCTTGGTACCTCAGCTCAACGCGCTGAACAACTTGCATCCTATGGTGTAACTGGTCAGGCATATCAACAGGCTTCACCATTCCTTACAAGCGCAATACAACGCGGTAGCCAGCTTGCAGACATCTACGGTCAATCACCGTACGGTCAGACACAGGCAGAGCAAGAAGCATTTAATCTTGCTGGCGGAACAGAAGCTGCAAGAGAGCGTAGAAAATTAACTGAACTAGAGAAAGCATCTTTTGGTGGCTCTTCAGGAGCGTCAGGCGGTGCGCTAAGTAGAGATAGAGCGCTTAACAATTCTGGCGCTGGAGCCTACTAAATAACATAGACCTGCCACTAGAACTACCGGCCTAGTGGAGCGACACCAAGACCGGTAGCAGAAGCCATACAGAAAGTCCCCGAGTCTGTATGAGGTCTGCGCTAACTACTATGAATGGGAGATGGACTAATGTCCAATTTCGACTACGAGGACGACGACGATAATGACTCATTAGAGTCAACAAATAACGATCTCGTCAAACAGTTGCGTAAAGCAAACAAGCAAAAGGAAAAAGAACTTGCTGAGTTAAAGTCTCAGTTTGAACACCTTTCCAAAGCTCAAAGAGACAGAGCGATCAAGGATGTCCTCGAAGCTCGCGGAGTGAATAAGAAGATTTCTTCTTTCATTCCATCGGACATAGACCCAACTGAGGAGTCTTTGTCTAAGTGGTTGGATGAATACGGCGACGTATTCGGTATCCAGACCGCTGAAACCAGCAAACCAGCAGTTGATCCAGCTCAGGCTGCGGCATATAAGAAAATGAATAATGTGGTTGAACAAGGCTTAACGCCAGATTCAACAGATGACATTATGCGTAAACTTATGTCTGCCAATAGCCGTGAAGAGTTGGATGAAGTAATTCGTAACTCTGGTTTATAAACTTCAATCCGAAAGGCATAAGCTAAATGGCAATTCCTGGTGGTACACTCACCGGTACCTCTGCGATTAGCAATCTCGTCCAAACAGCGTACGATCAATATGTTCGTATGGCTCTTCGTAGCATCCCTGTTATGCGAGCACTTGCTGACGTTAAGCCGGTACAGCAAGCAATGCCTGGTTCATCAGTTGTATTCTCAATCTATTCAGATTTAGCTCAGGCTACTTCTACATTGACAGAAACATCAGATGTTTCCTCCATTGCTCTCGGTAACCCAACACAAGTTCCGGTTACCCTTCAAGAATACGGCTCAGCCGTAACAACCACAAAGAAGTTGAACCTTACTTCTTTCAACGATGTTGACGCTGCTCTTGCAGACATCATCGCTTATAACGCTGCTGACTCCATTGACGCAGTTGTTGCTTCTGTTCTTACAGCAGGCTCCAACGTGCTTTATGCAGGCACAGCAACTTCAACCAACACTGTTGCTGCAACAGATAAAATGACAGTTTCACTTATCCGTAAGGCTGTAACAGAACTCCGCACCAACAAGGCTCTCCCACGTATTGGCGAGCTTTATGCTGCATACCTACACCCACGCCAGACAGCAGATCTTCGTGCTGAAACTGGTACTGGTGGATTCCAGGATCTCAGCAAGTACGTAGACCGCACACCATTCGTGGCTGGTGCTGTCGGCGTAATCGAAGGTGCGTTCGTTGTTGAAACACCTCGCGTTCCTTACGCAGCAAACTCCGCATCAGTTAACGTTTACAAGGCAGTTGTTGCCGGTCGTGAAGCTCTTGCAGAAGCTATGGGCCAAGACATCTCAACCGTCATTGGACCACAAATTGACGCATTGCGTCGTTTCCACACAATCGGTTGGTACTACTTCGGCGGATGGTCACTCCTTCGTCAAGCAGCTATCTATCGTTTGGAAACTGCTGCAACAAACGGCTAATAAGTCAACCGTCTATCAGGCAGGGGGCAATCCCTGTCTGGTGGTGGGTTTACTTCAAGGAGACAGATGACATACAGAGCAACAACACCTTGGCAGTGGCAGACGTGGGGCGCAGGTCAACCTTGGCCTGACAAGTACTCACGTATTGCTGGTAAGCCAATTACTGGTGGGTCTCTTACCGGTCCTATTAACCCATTCCTTACGGATATTCCTCGTGGAGTAACGCTGATTGTCAATGGGACAACAGTAGAAGAAACACTCTACCCGTATCAGAATACTTTGGCAGATGCTGATTGGTACATCCTTGGTGGTCACAATCAAGAGATTACTGATGAGCAAGCACAGATTCTTATTGATGCCGGTTACGGCGCTTACGTGGAGCCTATCTAATGAATTGCACAGCAAGTTGTAAGACCAAAGATCACGCAGACTATGGGGATTGTTTAAGAGCGAATATGCCTATGTTTGATGGCAGCGCTTCCCCAACAAGAAGTAACACATCACTAGAGTTTCTACACAAAGATGAAAAAGAATTGAGTTCCTACTTTGATGCAACACGTCAAGGTATTGAACCAATCTCTACAAAGAAAAAAGATATTGACGCAGCGGTTCGTCTATCAAACGAAACCGGTGTGGCATTTGATGGAAACAAAATATAAGGAGAAAAAATGAAGTTCGCAAAAGCAGCAAAAGGCGATGGTGGCGCACAGTCCACCAATTTCAAAGGCTTTGGCGCAGGTAGCAAAAAGGGCATTACTGCTGATGCGAAGCCTGGTCAAAACATTCAAAAGACCAAGGGAAATACTGCAAAGTTTTCTGGCGGTAAAAAGAAAGTAGGCAAATAATGTGCGCGAATTGTGGGTGTGGCTATGCGTGGTATGACGATATTGAAACAGGTGCTCCAGCTAATGAGCCTTGGCCTTGGACAGCTTCACAAGAGAAGCAAGAAAAGAGCGAAGCGTAATGAAGAAAGCTCATCCGGGATTCAAAGCTGTCGCTGCTTCTGTAGCCAAGAAGCAAGGCATCTCGAAGGAACGTGCAGGTGCAATCGTTGCAGCGGGTGCTAGAAAAGCATCAGCTAAAGCAGTAAAAGCAAATCCACGCTTAAAGAAAGTCAGTGGAGTTAAAAAAGGAAAGTAAGGGGTAATAGGTGTCATACGGTTATTTTGGGTCTACCCTCGTAGATGAGTTAAATCGTCTTGCAAACGGTGGCACCTATCCTGCTATTACAGCATATGTAGATGAGGCTTTGGCTGCTCGTAACTGGGCATCAGCAAAGAGCGTAACCTTGGGAACAATCACCGATACTGTCGGTGTTCTCAATTACATCAAAGGAATTACTGACAGATCTAAGATGCTTGACATTGCTGGAATCTGTAACTCAATTGCTGGAACTACCGGACTAGAGCCAGCGGCAGCACTTCGTGAGGTGGCTAATTGACAGCCTCATATAACCTCATCTGCCCACAGGCTACTACGTTTAATTTTCAATTTCAGATTCTTGAAGATTCAACAGCGTGGAACCTTACTAATTACACAGCAACTATGACCATTAGACCATTCCTTGGTTCTACAACAACAACCCTACTTGCAACAACAGCTAATGGGAAAATAGTTTTAGATGCTCTCAATGGTCGAGCAACAGTAACTTTTAGTAATACAGAAACAAATATTAAAGCAGAATCTTACGTGTATGACTTCGTATTAAATTCAGGTTCTGTTATCACAAGAATTTTAGAAGGACAATTTATTGTCACTGCGGGGGTAACGGTATGAGCGACACAATCATTGTTATTGAATCAGCATCTCCGCAAACATCAGTTGTATTTTCAGCAGATCAAGGTCCACAAGGAACTCCAGGTAATACCGGTCCAACAGGCCCTGCTGGTGCAACAGGACCACTAGGTCCAACCGGCCCTACCGGTTCTACAGGAGCAACAGGAGCAACAGGTGCTACAGGAAATACTGGAACGACTGGCCCGACAGGTGCCACCGGTCCTACTGGCGCTACGGGACCCACAGGCGTTCAAGGCCCAACCGGACCCACAGGTTCTACGGGCACAACGGGAGCTACAGGCCCAGCAGGACCTACGGGTCCTACAGGAAGTACGGGTGCGACTGGATCTGTTGGTCCAACTGGCCCAACCGGTGCGACGGGCGCGACGGGTCCGACGGGTTCGCAAGGTATCCAAGGTGTAACTGGTCCTACTGGACCAACTGGTTCTACTGGCGCTACTGGTGCCACCGGACCAACAGGTGCTACAGGTTCCACAGGGGCAACAGGTCCAACAGGACCAACTGGTCCAACTGGATTAACAGGTGCAACAGGTGCAACCGGCGCCACAGGACCAACTGGAAGTACTGGTCCTACGGGTCCTACAGGGCCTACAGGAGCCGATTCTACTGTTCCTGGACCAACGGGACCTACTGGAGCAACGGGCGCTACAGGGCCAACTGGAGCCACTGGAGCTACAGGTGCTACTGGTCCAACTGGTGCTACTCCATCCCTATCGTCAAACACTCCACAAGGTTTAGGTACAGCATCTGCTGGCAGCGGAACCAACGCTTCCAGAGATGACCACGTTCACTCATCTGTAGTCCAGCCAGTATCAACATCTGCTGTCGGTTTGATTGTCAAGGGACTTGCTTCCCAGACGGGCAACTTACAGGAGTGGCAAAATAGCGCTGGCACTGTAGTCGCTAAAGTAGATCCTAGCGGCGGATTGACTGCTGGTAATACATTCTTAACATCTACATCAAGTTCAACTGTAGGTCTTACTGTAACCGCCGCAAGTGGACAGACTTCTACGAACATATTTGAAGTTCAACGTGCTGGTGGTGGCGATGCGTCATTTAGCGTTTCTCATAACTACATTGATTTAAATAGAAGCACAACCGCTGCCTCATCTCTTACTGTATACGGTGCTAACTCTGGCGCTGTCCCGCTGTATGTTAAAGGTAGAGCCTCACAATCTGCTAACCTACAAGAGTGGCAGAATAGCAGCGGTAACGTATTAACAAAAGTTGCATCAGATGGAACTATTGTTGCTTACGGTAGTAACCTAAACGCATTTCAATCAATCGGAACAAGTTCTACTACCTATAATGGAATAACACTACAAAACAGTACAGGTGGTTCTGCTTTTACTTTAGGTACCGCTGGTGCATCTGAATCTACATTTAGCGTTGCTAACTCGTTCTTCATTTATGACGGCGTTTCTGGAGCAATGCGTCTACGTCTCAACTCAAGCGGCCTTGTTGGAATCAATGCTATTCCAACGGCTCAGTTGCATATAATCAATTCAACAGCATCCAATATTGGTCTAGTCGTTCGTGCTGCTACTTCTCAAACCGCTAACTTACAAGAGTGGCAAAACTCTTCTGGAACCGTGCAGGCATACATTACAGCAGGCGGTAACCAGTTAGTTGCTCCTGGAATTTATTCTTCTTACAGTATGACAGCAAGTGCTGGCGCATCTAGCGTAGTTCCATTTGCTATCAAAGCCGCCGCATCCCAAACTGCTAACTTACAGGAATGGCAAGACAGCAGTGGAACCGCGCTTTCATCTGTTACATCAAGCGGAAGATTATGGCTTAAAACTACAACAGAAGATTATGCAACACTTCAAGTTAAGGCATATACGGCTGGTGCATCAACTGCTAATTTCCAAGGCGCTGGTGGTACTGCGGAAGTAGTATTCATTAAACCAGGAGCAGCAGTACAGCCAGGAGTTGTAGTTCGTGGTTACGCTTCTCAAACAGCAAATTTACAAGAATGGCAAAATAGTAGCGGTACGGTATTGGCATCTATAGATGCTTATGGAAATGCCACTACGCAAGCGCTATCAACCGGTGTTGCTAGAATTAGTTTTGCTAGTGCGTACGGAGCTTCCTTAAATGTTGTTCCTTACGGAACGGCACAACAAGGCATTATTGTTCGCGGTCTTGCATCTCAAACCGGAAACTTACAAGAGTGGCAGGACAGCAGTGGAACCGTACTTAATTACATTAACTCTTCTGGCGCTCAAATTAACCTTACATATCAATATATTGCAAGTAAACTTTATGTTTACGGTGCGGCAGACTATGGCGCAGCACTTAACGTAACAACGCCAAGCACTTCTACTCAAGGCTTAATTGTTCGCGGTCGCGCTTCTCAAACTGGAAACTTACAAGAGTGGCAAAACTCCACTGGTCAAGTAAATGCAAATATTGGAAATACAGGCGCTTTTTATAATTATATTGGAATGTTTGCAGATAACACTAATTCTGGAATTACTTCATTAACGGTAACAACCGCTTATGCAGGTGTTAAACCACTTATTGTAAAAGGTGCTGCTTCCCAAACTGCTGACCTACAACAATGGCAGAACAGTTCAGGAACTGTACTGGCTAAGGTAGATGCCAGCGGAAATATCACAGCCAACAGCATCACCGCTGCCCCATTAGTTTCAGTTAATACACAGACGGGTACCACCTACACCACCGTCTTATCTGATAACAATGCTATTGTTACCTTGAATAACGCCTCGGCAATCTCGGTAACTATTCCAACGAACGCATCGGTAGCCTATCCAATAGGTAGCCAGATTACCTTCGCTTGGATTACTGGTGCTGGACAGCCAACTATCTCGGCGGTTACCCCAGCCACCACAACTATCATATCAACTGGCGCTACCTCAGCATCACCAAAACTTCGTGTGGTAAACTCTACCGCAACTGCCATTAAGATTGCCACAGATTCGTGGCTAGTCGTTGGCGATCTATCCTAGGAGAAATAATGGATTACTCAGCACTACTTACAAATGAACAGAAGCGTTCAATCCTTGAACAACGCTTGGCTCAATTCGCATCAGAGGCATATCAGCACTCAATCAACAAGGCTGTTGCTGAATCTTCAAACAACGAAGAAGGCGTTAAGGCATCAGAAGATGCACTAGCAATTCTTGACAAGGCAATCACCATTCACCAAGAGGAATTGGCTAAACTTCCAGCAGCAGAGTAGTAAACCTTGAAAGTAGCTATCTACACAATTGCGCTTAATGAAGCAAAACATATTAAGCGTTGGTATGAATCAAGTAAAGATGCTGATTATCATTTAATAGCAGACACTGGATCTACCGATGATACTGTCAAGATAGCAAAAGAACTAGGTATTCATACCTACGAAATTAGCGTCAAGCCTTGGCGCTTTGATGATGCTCGCAATGCAGCTCTCTGCCTATTGCCAACAGATATTGACTACTGTATCTCACTAGATGCTGATGAGATGTTATCTGATGGCTGGCGAGAAGAGCTGCAAAAGGCTTATGACCAAGGCGATTTACCCAGACCAAAGCATATGTTGGTCACAGACTTTCACGCAGATGGAACTCCAGCGGTTCAGTTCTATGGTAATCGAATCCATCCGCGCCAGCATTACCGGTGGAGATACCCAATCCACGAGGTAATATCTAAGTATCAACTACCCGAAGAGAAGTTCTTTGAAATCGGATTAGCGATACACCATAGACCAGATAAAGAAAAGTCTCGCGGGTATTACCTACCAATGCTTGAGGCTGCATACGATGAGAACCCAACGGACTCTCGTGTGCTTTACTACTATGGTCGAGAATTATTCTTTCACGGTAAGTTCCTAGAGGCTAGAGAAGTCTTTAAGGAATATCTCAAGTACACACAGTTTCCCGCAGAGAAAGCCTACGCACTGCGCTATCTAGCAAAGTGCGAACCTAAGATGGCAGAAGAATATCTAATGCAGGCTTGCGAAACATACAACTGTCGGGAGAATGTACTAGCACTTGCCAACCACTATTACATAGTTAAGCAGTGGAAAGAGTGCTTGTTAACGGCAGAAGAAGCAATGAAGATCACTACACGCTTTGATGATTTTATGTCTGAAGCGTGGGCGTGGGGACCTATGGCCTATGACCTCGCTGGCATATCAGCGTGGCAATTAGAAGATTGGGATACCGCGCTGCGGTATGGAGAGATGGCGTTAGAAAAAGCGCCAGAAGATAAAAGATTACAAGAGAACGTTCGGTTCTATAAGGAGAAAGTGGATGCCAACATTCGCACAGATGGTTGATGAGGTAAGAGCTAACCTTGCTGGTTATACCTTGCGTCAAGACCGTATTTCAAATCTCACCAATACTGGTGGCATCAACACTAGCCAACTAGATATTAAGATTGGCTCTGCCGATAACCTTGCTAAAGGCGTTATTGAAATTGACGATGAACTTATCTGGATTAACTCCTTTGATAAGCAGAACCTTCAGCTCAATGCCATTGCAGGTTTTGGTCGTGGCTACGGCGGTAGCACTCCAGCACCTCACGCACAAAATGCTCAGGTAACAATGACTCCTACTTTCCCTAGAGTCAACGTTAAGACAGCAATCAATGACACCATCAACTCTTTCTACCCAAAGCTCTTTGGTGTTCAGTCCACAACATTCACCTTTAACGCAGCTCAGATTGCATACGCGCTACCTGCTGAAGCACGAGATGTTCTCTATGTTTCGTGGCAAACAGTAGGTCCATCTAAAGAATGGCTACCAGTAAATCGCTGGCGCATTGACCGTATGGCAAACATAGCAGCCTTTGATACAACGAAAACAATTAACATTTATGAAAAGATTATGCCTGGTCGTACAGTCCAAGTCTACTATTCAGTCATCCCAAATAACCTCACTAACTCTACTGATGACTTTGCTACTGTTACAGGCCTACCAGAGACGTGTCGAGATGTCGTTATCTTTGGAGCTTCATACCGGCTCTTGTCATACCTTGATACAGGTCGTATCAACCTCTCATCTGCGGAAGCAGATATAAACGACACCAAGTTGCCATCATCGGCTGGTGCCTCTGCTTCTAAATATGTCTTTGCTCTCTATCAACAGCGCTTGATGGAAGAGTCAACAAAACTTCAAGATCGTTTCCCCATCCGCGTTCATTACACCAAATAAGGAAAGCCAATGACCACACGTGTCTACTCATCTATCAGTATAGATACCACACTGTCAGCAGGTGGAATCTCATCTACCGCTACCACTATGACGGTAGCCAGTGGTACTGGCGCGGCTTTGATGGGTGGTATCACCCTTACCGCTGGTGACATCTTCACTATTGCGATTGACCCAGATACTGTCTACGAAGAGATTTGTTATATCACAGCGCAGTCTGGCGATGTCTTTACTATTACTCGACATCAAGCAGGAACCTCTGCGGTAGTTCACGCAGCAGGTGCAACAGTACGCCACGTACTTTCCTCAGATGATTTGACCTACTTCCGTGTGGGTGTTCAGACGGCAGATGCTGCAGTTCCTAAGTCAATCGTTACCGCTAAAGGTGATCTCATTGGAGCGACCGCTTCAGCAACTCCTGCTCGAGTGGGTGTAGGAACTAACGGTTATGTACTCACAGCAGATAGCACAGCAAGTGCTGGTATTGCGTGGGCTGCTGCTCCAGTGACAACTTTGAATGTCAGCTTTAATGCTCAGACAGGAACTACTTACTCACTTCTAGCAAGTGATGTCAACAAACTGGTAACCCTTAACAACGCATCAGCGATTACTCTTACCGTACCTAACGGTGTCTTTACCTCTGGACAGACAATCAATATCCAGCAAATCGGAGCAGGTCAAGTAACAGTTGCTAGCGATGGAACTACTACCATTACTGGTGCTGGAACTAAACTACGTGCTCAGTACAGCGCTGGTACTATTATCTGCACTGGAACAAACACCTTTACCCTCATTGGAGATATTATCTAATGTTACTTTTTGGTATATTTTCTTCTGCCAAAAAGTCAGTTCCTAATGCTCCAACGGCAGGGACGGCGACAGATGTTGGTACATCACGAGCCTACAACAATGGTGCTGCGACCGTATCTTTTACGGCTCCCACCTATGACGGTCGAACGCCGATAACAACATACACCGTTTATGCAACACCAGGTAGCGCTTCTAATACTGGATCAACCTCACCTATTACCGTTAGCGGTTTGCAGTCAAACACTGCATATACCTTCGTTGTCAAAGCAACTAACTCTATTGGTGAGTCTCCATCATCTAACTCAACTTCTTCTATCACAGCAACCACTGTTCCACAGGCTCCAACAATTGGAACTGCAACAGCAGGTAATGCAAGTGCAACTGTTGCCTACACCGCTGGTGCTACTGGTGGTAAGACAGTTACAACATACACAGCTACTTCTTCTCCTAGTGGAATTACTGGCACTGGAGCATCTCCTATCACCGTCTCTGGTTTAAGCAATGGAACCTCATACACCTTTACAG